CCTTGACTAGTTCCTGCATCCAAGTCTTCACTGAGACGTTGAGAATAGTTAATCAATTGAGTGTCTCCACCTATAGTAATATATTCTCCACTCTGTCCATAATATTTGTGACTCACAAGCATTTTTCCTAAGTGGAATTTAGTTCCTTTAATGAAGAATTCCAATTCAAGACTAAATTTAACAAGCTTATAATTTGCTAACTTTCTTCGCACCAAAGTATTAGAAAGAAATGCAGTATAAGGATATAGTATTTGACTAAAATCCGTTCCTACATTCCAAAGAACTGAATAAATCTTGATTGGACGTTCGAGAAATGCTGATAAATCAGCATCCTCAGAAATTCCCTCGTCAAAGACGTCGGCAGCCGCAGCTACCGAAGGTGTCATTGCCATAAGGGATTCGAAATCTTCTGAGATTGGTCCAGACATAGCCTGGAAGGACTCGTTGTCCTTAATTGTTGATTGTTGTGCGGTTTCTACTTCCCCCCCCGCACGGGTTGAATATGGACCTGTGGCGCCATAAGTTTCCTTTAAATTTGTTTGTTTGGAAATCAATGTTGTACAAGAACTAAGCTGATTAGGCTGTTGTTCAGGCGCCAGTGTGTCAGTAGGCGTACTGGTTGGGGGTTTTTCTTTAATTGCTAGTTCAACCCCAACATGTTGATCAAGCAATATATTGTGGTAAGAAAGATCGAATAATTCTGCTTCTTCTGATGCAGAATAATCTAATTCTAACTCACCTAATACCCATTTAAGGGTTTGTTCATGAGAAAGGGAGTAGTATGGATGCTTAAGAAAACATGAAACCATTTCATCTGTTTTATAAACATTATCACAAATAGAAGTATATTTGTCAAATACTTCCTTCCCATGTATGCTCCATTCTCGCCGAGCATTTAAATAACTTTGAGCAACTTGCTGCTCCTCACTAATATTACCTTTCACCGTAATATATCTCAAACTCTTAAAAATACTCTCAAGAGCTAAAGGAGCTAGGATTTTATTTCCTTCTTCAATAAATTTTCTCTTTAAAAACACAATCTCTTCAATATGTTTGAAGCCACCTGTATTTTCAGTCTTATCTCCAGAAGTACATCTAATTCCTATAGAAGCTAATTTTTCAATAATGGCTTTTACAGTAAAGAACTGAGCTGAGGTTCCATTAACATTATCATCCCCTAACGTCATTAAGGCAACAAATAGTTTAAAGTCCTCAGGCTTTCCTCCTAACATGAAAAAAGCCAACCTCATATAAATAGAATTAA